TTGGCCCTGACGGTCTCTTGCTGACCTGCCTGGTGCGTGTGGCGTGCTCTCTAGACGCCACGTGGGTCTTGCCACCCATCGTGGGCTCAGAAGCCAGCACCAACCTCTTTGGGGCGCTGGTGATGGGCTCAGGAGGCGGCAAGAGCGCAGCACGTGGCGTGGCAGCTGAGCTGGTGCCGCTGGTGGCACCTCTGCCCGCTGAATGGTCAGACGCTGACCACCCTGACCGTGGCACCGTCAAAGAGATCACGATGGGTACGGGTGAGGGCATGGTTGAGGCTCTTGGCACCAAAGAGGGCAAGACCTGGCTCAAGGGTGAGCACGCTCTGCTCATTGACTCTGATGAGGTTGACGCATTCATGGGCCAGGCAGGGCTAGGCGCGAGCACCACAGCCACGCTGCGCACCGCATGGAGTGGCGGCAGGTTGGGAGCTACGCAGCGCAACGCACCAACAGCTGTGGCGCGCCTTGACTACCGATTGGGGCTGTTGGTGGGTGCTCAGCCAGAGCGGTGCACCAATCTGCTCACTGGCAAAGAGGCTCACGCTGGCACACCTCAGCGCTTTGTCTGGCTGACCGCGCTAGTTGATGATGACCTGGCAGCTGACTCAATCCCTGACTGGCCAGGGCAGCTGGAATGGGGACAGTGGGTGCCAGGGCGCAGCTGTCAGATTGAGCCTGTCACGCCGATCATCAACAGTCATGGCCAAGAGGTGCAGCTGGCGGGCGTGCCAGTGCCACAGAGCGTGGTGACTGAGGTGAGGCAAGACCACCTCAAGCAAGCCAAGAGCTTGAGCGGCACGCTTGATGGCCACCGCAACCTGGCCAGGCTCAAGCTGGCGCTGGCGTTGGGCTTGCTTGAGCGTGGCAGCAAGCCACCAAAGATCACCGTTGATGACTGGCGCCTAGCTGGCGTGGTGCTTGAGACCTCTGATGGCGTGCGTGAGTGGATAGCTGAGCAAGCTGGCAAGGCTCAGGTCAGCGCAGCCGTTGAGACCATCACGGTCAGGCGCTCAGCTGAGCAAGAGGCTGAGCACGCCATTGAGCGCATTGCAGGGCGCCTAGAGCGCGCAATGGCCAAGCATGGCTCTCAGAGCACGTCTGAGCTGCGCAGAGCCTTAGAGAGCCGTGACAGGCGCTGGCTTGACGATGGGCTGATGCGCTTGCAGATGCAGGGCAGAGCTGTGCAGACAGGCAAGCGGTGGGCGCTGAATGAGCGCTAAGTGGAGGTCAAACCTCCACAAGTGCAGGTCAGAGAGGTGTGGAGGTGGAGGTCTCCACCCTGCACCTCTCTGGCCCACCTAGATCACTACACACACAACACACACACACACGTCATACATTGTCATAGATAGACATAGATCAAGAGGGAGAGCGGTCATGCAAGATCAAGAGAGCGGGTTGAGGTGGGTGGAGCGCTCCACCTCCACCTCCATAGCTCCACAAAGGGTGCAGCTGTGAGCGCGCCAGTGCACGTCAACAGCAAGCGTGAGCCAAGGGTGCTGGTGCCAAAGCCACCAAGGGCACAGCCAGACCCACTAGACCCTCACAAGCCCATTGATGATGGCTGGCACCCATGCCCAACATGCGGTGAGTCAGTGCGATTCAGGCGCTATTGGGACAAGAGCAAGGGCACGCACCTCAGCATTGCGCTTGGTCATTGCAAGAGGTGCCACAAGACAGAGGCAGGTGGGTTGCTCAAGCGCTGGCGTGACGGCACAGTGCTGACAAGGGCAATGGCCAGCTTCCCACCGTGTGACAAGTGCGGGCAGCCAAAGCGCAGCTATGGCCAGCACTGTAAGACGTGCGCAGCTCTAGCCAGACGCACGCCACCACCACCAGCGGGCGTGTGTCGCTTTGCCAGCTGTGATGAGCTGATTGAGCCAGTGATGCTCAAGAGTGGGTGGAAGGTGTATGCCTACTGTGACGCAACATGCAACGCGGCAGAGCACAAGCGCCTACGCAGAGAGCGCATCAAAGCTGCCAATGGTGCGACACCACCAAAGCGCAGACGCAAAGTGTGGAAGAGGTCAGAGCGCCTTGCCATAGCGTTTGCTCATGGGTACGTGTGCCACCTCTGCACTGAGCTGATTGACGTGAGCTTGCACCACAATCACAAGATGGCCCTGACCATTGACCACCTCACACCAGTCAAAGCCTATGGCACTGACGATGATGACAACCTCAAGCCCGCGCACCGCTCATGCAACAGTGGCAAGGGAGCTAACCTGCCAACATGACAGAGGCACCGCACCTCTCATGGGTAGCCATTGGCTCACCCTGCCCACAAGGCAGCATGAGAGTGGTGGGCGCTCAGAGATTGGGAGTGGCCAGGGCTAGGCTCATCCCTGTCAACAGCGTTACGCTGAAAGCCTGGCGTAAGACAGTAGCTGAGGCAGCACAAGAGGCAATGAGTCTCAACGATTGGGTCATGCTGCGTGACGTGCCCATTCACCTGACAGCCAGCTTCACCATGCAGCCACCACTAGACCTAGGCAAGCGCATAGCCAAGACACCACAGCTGCCCTACCCATCACACAAGACACCTGACCTAGACAAGCTGGTCAGGTGCGTGGCAGATAGCTGCACTGATGCAGGCGTGTGGCTTGATGACAGACACGTTGCCAAGCTCACCGCTAGCAAGAGCTATGCCGGTGGGCATGGCGCAATGCAAGAGCCAGGCGTGCTGGTCACAGTGCGGGAGTGGTCACCATGACAGAGGGCAGACAGACAGGTGGCAAGCAACAGCGCTTCAGGTCAGAGGTACTGAAGAGAGACCAACACTGTTGCCAATCATGCGGTCATCAAGACCTCAGTGGACAAAGCTTGCAAGCTGACCACGTGCATGAGGTTGCTGATGGTGGCCCTGAATGGGACACAAACAATGGCATCACGTTGTGTTGGTCATGCCACAAACGCAAAACACAAAACGCAAAACGCAAACGCGCGCAAAGTTTTAGAGAACGCGCGCGAGTGCACCCTGAATCCGTCGCGCTTCTCTCCCCAATGTCACCCAATGCTGCCGTAAGTCAGCACGCTCTTGCGCTGGACAGCGACATCATCACTGAAGAGCCAGCGTGGTCATCGGTTGTCTACGGGTGGGGACTACCTAAGCCCACTGAGCGTGACACCTGGCCACGCTTAGCAACGGCACCTCACCCTCAAGCGGTGGGCAGCTACGGGCTGAGCTTTGTGCAATGGTGCGGTGATCGTGGCATCAGGCTCAGATGGTGGCAACAGCTGTGGGCATACCGTGCACTAGAGCATGACGCAGCTGGCCAGCTCTGTTGGGCAACGCTGTTGGTCTCGACCACGCGCCAGACCGGCAAGAGCTTCACCCTTAGAGAGCTGGTCATGCAGAGGCTTGAGTGCGGCGGGCGTTACGGCAACGCTGAGCCTGACACCGTGCTCTTGACCAGCACACACCTTGATGTCTCACGTGAGGTGTGGCGCCCTGCAATGCTGTGGGCTGGTGAGCAGAGCGGGTGGCTGGTCAGGCAAGCAAACGGTGAGCAGAGGATTGAGCATCCCAATGGCGCGCGCTGGCTAATCCGCGCGGTGGGTCATGCGGGCTACGGTTTCACCCTCGCAATGGCGGTGGTTGATGAGGCGTGGGGTGTTGACTCTGGCGTGGTTGATGACCGCTTGATTCCCACCCTCATCACGCGCCAGTCACCACAGCTCTACCTAGTGAGCACCGCGCACCCTGACGCAACACCAATGGTGCCCAACATGCGCAAGACGTTGCTGGCACAGATTGAGTCACCAACAGATGCGCTGATGCTTGAGTGGTCAGCTGCGCCCACACGTGAGCTTGACGATGAGCGGGGCTGGCGCGAGGCGTCACCGTATTGGGATGACAAGCGCCGCGCATTCATGGTGAGCCAGTGGCAGAAGAGCACCAGTGATGAGAGCTGGTCAGCTCAGTGGCTCAACCGTTGGCCATCGGCAAGCAGACTGGCGCTGGCGTCTGAAGCTTCATGGGATGCGCTGAAGGTGCGCGGGCTTGAGGTGCCAGAGGGCGTGCCGTTGGTGCTGGCGCTGGACGCCATCAGCGGTGGCGGTGCCACGTTGGTCACCGCATGGCACGCCGATGACGGCAAGGTCTGTCTCAAGGCAGCACACCGCATGAGGCTCTTGCAGGCGTTGACGATGGCGCATGACGTGGCAGGCGCGCACCCTGGCACGCGCTTGCTGTTGGGTGCGTCCCTAGACAAGATGATTGATCGTGGTGCGTTCCCTGGTGAGGTGCAGCTGGCGGGCATCAAAGAGACACGGCAAGCCACACACCTCTTCCAGTCAATGATTGATGAGGGCACGCTGGCGCATGACGGTGACCAACAGCTTGCAGCTCAAGTGACTGGTGCAGCTGTGGTGGTCACAGACTCAGGCACCGTGATGAGCGGCACCCGCTCACCCATGCCGACAGACGCAGCACGTGGCGCGTTGTGGGCCGCGTGGTCTATCGTGACGCAAGGCAGCACTGAGCCCGCCATCTTCTGACGTAAGGCAGCCTCATGGCATGGTGGACACGCACTGACCACAACAGAGGCAAGGGTGACCTTCTGCTCAATGACCCTGACGGTTGGGTGATCGAGCAGCCAGACCTTCACTGGCTAGGGCCAGACACGCTGAGCAGCTTGCTGGCGTTCGGCAAGCAAGGCTCAGGCTTTGCCACCGCTGACGCAGCAGCCGCTTCTCTTGAGACCTCAGGCGGTGGCTTCCCTGCCATCACCCGCGCCACCTCCCTCATCTGTGACCCGCTAGCTGGCGTGCCGTGGGAGGTGGTCAAAGGGCGCGAGCAGCTGACACCTCCCCGCTGGATAGCTGACCCTCAGCTTGCGCGCCCTGACGGCAGGCTCACCAGCTGGTCAGCTGACGGTCTCTCACCGCTCAGCGCTGTCAGCTTCTGGACGCAAGCGCTGGTGTCAGCGCTTTGGTATGGGGATGGCTTCGTGTGGGTGCCGTCACGTGACATCAACGGTGCACCAGTGCCACCGCTCTTCACCCTTCACCCGCTGTTGGTTGACGTGGTGACACCAGCTGCCACAGATGCCAACAGACCAAGCGCGGGCTACTGGCTCAAGACCGTAGACAACACGTGGCTCAACCTGCCACAGCATGAGGTCATTCACTTGCGCGGCATGGCGCCCTATTGGGGTGGGCGTGGCAGAGGCGCCATCACTGGTCACCTCAAGGCGTGGGATGAGGCAGGCATGATGCGTGCCTATTCCACTGGCATCTTCACCGCTGGCATTCCCGCTGGCTATCTCAAGGTGTCTGCACCCAATCTCACTGAGGCACAAGCTGATGCGTTGCGCAGCAAGTGGGAAGAGAAGCATGGCGCGCTCACAGCGCGCGGCATTGCGGTGCTCAATGCAACGACAGACTTTGTGCCAGTGCAGCTGCCACCTGAGACAGCTGAGCTGAGTGAGGGCAAGCGCTCTGCCATTCTCGACGTGGCTAATGCGTTCGGCGTTGAGAGCTTTATGTTGGGCTTGCCATCAGAGGGCAACACGTATGCAAACCTTGAGGCAAGGTCTGAGCATTACGTCAGATCAACGCTCTTGCCGTGGGCCAGGCGGATTGAGTCTGCACTTGACTCAGAGTTTCCACTAGGCACCAGCTTGCACGTCAACCTTGCAGGGATGGCGCGAGCTGAGAGCGGCACGCGCGTTGCGTATTACACAGCTGGCCTAGCTCAAGGGTGGCTCACCGTTGATGAGGTGCGCAGAGCTGAGGGCTTGCCAGAGATAGACACACCAACACCAACGACACAAGAGCCAGGGCTACCGGCACTGACAGCCGTGCAAGAGGGAGAGTCAGCATGACCATCATCAAAGGCACCACAGAGCTGTCACCGTTTGCCGTTGAGGTGCGCGGGTTGAGTGAGGGTGATGGGCGCACGATGACCGCGCTCTTGGTTCCCTACGGTGAGGTGAGCATGACCACTGAGCACCGTGGCGGTGAGCGCTTCATGCGTGGTGCATTCCGCCACAGCATCAAGCTGGCCAACACAGCCAAGCGCCCCATGCGACTCTTCAGAAGCCATGACCATGACAGACCGATTGGCACCGCGCTTGAGCTGCGTGACACAGAGGCAGGGCCACTGGGCACCTTCAGGATTGCTGACACCACACACGGCAGGCAGGCGCTGGAAGAGCTGAGAGAGGGTCTGTTGCCTCAGGTCTCTGTGGGGTTTCGCACGCTGAAAGACAAGATGACCGATGGGGTGCGTGACGTGGTTGAGGCGGCACTGGCAGAGGTGAGCTTGACCCCCCTGGGTGCATACGATGGAGCAGAGGTGCTCTCCCTCAGGGAGCCAGTGCGTGACCTGTCATGGGTGACCCTCCCACCCATGCCAGAGGTGGACCCCTCGCGCCCCATCGGTCTCTGGCGCTAGAGTCTGCACAGCACCGCGCATCAGGGCCGATCATCTGCCTTACGGCAGACCGCTCACCCTCTAGACCGCGCACGCCTGACCGAACACACACACGTCTAGAGGGAGAGCCATGAGCTATCTCAAGACCCTCATGGAAGAGCGCGAGGCATTGAGCGCCACCATTGAGGGCTACGCACGCAAGGCAGAGACAGACAACCGTGACCTCACTGACCCTGAGACCTCAGAGGTCAAGAGGATTCAGGAGCGCTGCGCACAGATTGATGACAGGCTCAGCACCTTTGCTGGCGCGCAAGAGTCAAGCGTGCGCTATGCAGACCTCATCACCCGCATTGGTGGGCCAAAGCCAGAAGAGCGCACACCTGAGGCGCCTGAGACCACTGACCTAGCTGGTGCCTTCATTGAGTCACGTGCCTACCAAGACTGGGCGCGAGGCGGCATGAAGAGCAGCGGTGTGGTGGAGATTCCACAGATTGACCCGCTTGAGATGCGTGCACCCATCACCACTGGTGCAAGCCCTGGCTCAGCATTCATGCCACCAAAGCCAAAGCTTTACGCAGCTGCGCCAGCTGACCAGCGCCCGCTCACCGCACTGGTGGGCAAGGTCAGCGTGCAGACCAACGTGATTGATTGGGTCACGTACCCTGCCGCTGCGCCGCTTGCAGCTGTGGTGGCTGAGGGAGCACCAAAGCCAGAGGCAACGCTGGCAGCCACTGTCACGCCTGTCTCACTTGAGACCGTGGCCCATTGGGTGCAAGCCAGCCGTCAGGCGCTGGAAGATTCCAGTGCGCTGCGCAGCTTCATTGAGGGCAACCTGTCGCGCGGTGTGGCTGACAAGATTGAGGCTCAGATTGCAGCTGCCATTGCAGCGGCAACGGGCACCATCCCTGACGCCACAGCCGCTGACCTGCTCTCTGCAATCCGCGTGGGAATCGGCAAGGTGCAGAGCGCGGGCTTCCAGCCCAACGCCATTGCGCTCAACCCGGCTGACTACGCAGCGATTGACGTGCAGATCATGGGTGGCACGCTGATGGGCGCGACCATGCAGAGTGGCTACTGGGGTCTACCTGTCGTCGCTGTTGGTGCGCTTGCAGCTGGCACCGCGTTGGTGGGTAACTTCACTGATGGCGTCACCTTGCTCAACCGCACTGGTGTCTCTATCTATGTCACTGACTCACACGCAGACACCTTCACCAGCAACATCTTCACCTTGCTTGCAGAGGCGCGCGCAAAGAGCTTGGTTGGTCAGCCAGCCGCTCTGTGTGAGTGCACCGCAACACCGTAGAGTGAAAGGCGCTAGGCAGGGTGGGGATGCGCAGAGCCCTGCCTAGCACCCTCTCTCTGGAAGAGGTGAGCTGATGTCATTGGTTGCTGTTGACACGTTGCGCAAAGTGCTTGACCTGCCTGAGACAGCTGCGTCAGATGCAGAGCTTCAGTCAGTCATTGATGCGACAGAGCAAGCGGTCACACCGTTGCTCACTGACGTTGACCACAGCTTGCACCTCAACTGTGTTGAGGCGTTGCTTGGTATGACGGTGCAGGTCTGGCAATCACGTCACGCGCCTGGTGGTCAGATGGTGGGCGTTGACCTCAACCCACAGAGCACACCGCACTTGCTTGGCCCTGGATTAGTGCAGCGCTTCATTGGGTTGCTAGGGCCGTGCACGCCATACGGGGGCGCTGTGGTCGCATGACATCACCCATGACAGAAGCGCGACAGGCAGCGGTGACCGCATTGACACCGCTCAACGTGACTATCTATGGCACGCCACCTGAGACAGTCACGCCACCTGCCGTGCTTCTGATGCCCGCTGAAGCTGAGTGGGCAGCACAGCTGACATTCAGCAAGACAGCTGTGTCACTGTTGGTCACTTGCCTTGCCAGCTTCAGTGGCAGCAACGCAGCTGCGCTAGAGCGACTAGAGCAGCTGACGTGGGACGCACGCAAAGAGCTAGAGAAGGTAGGCCAGGTGTCATCAATCATGGCGCCACGCTTGGTCAAGATTGGTGCAGCTGAGGTGGCGGCAGCTGACCTAACATTCACCACGCACGTCACAGAGGAAGAGGGTTAGTCATGGCCACCGCTATTACCGGCAAGGTGTGCACTTTCACCTACGCAACAGAAGAGGGCACAGCACAGATCACCAGCGCGAGCGTTGATGAGAGCGCGAGCAGCGAGACCATACAGACGCTAGGTGGCAGCGTTGCTGTCAGCCAGGGCGTTGAGAGCACTGTCAGTGCAGACTTTCTGTATGACGGTGACGCTGGCTCTGGCACTGGTTTCTATGCAGCGCTCAAGGCAGCGCTTGATGCTGGTGCATCAGGCACGCTCAGCATTGAGACTGGCGGTGGCACCACGCCTGCCGCATGGAGTGGTGAGGCAATCGTCACCAGTCTTGGTGCAGAGATTCCCGCTGACGGTGCTGTCACGTGCACAGCTGAGCTGACAGTCAGTGGCTCACTAGCATGGGCTGAGTCAGTCGCATAGTGACGTAAGACAGGAGCAGAGGCATGAAGCTGAAGGTTGAGGTTGAGCAGCAAGGGCAAGAGAAGCGTGAGGTCAACGTGAGCCCACTGGCTTTCATTGGGTGGGAGAAGCAAAGTGGCAGACGCATGAGTGACCTGGCTCAAGGTGGGCTAGGGATGCTTGACCTTGCACAGCTCACGATGGAGCAGCTGAAGCTTGAGGGCGTTGACGTGGGTGAATCAGTGGAGGCGTGGCTTGCCACTGTTGATGACCTGACGCCAGTGAGCGATGACCCAAAAGCATTGGCAGAGGTAGCTATCGACGCACCCTCATTGAGCTAAGCATTGAGACTGGCATTGGCTTGCGCGAGCTTGAGCAGCTGACGTGGGATGAGGTCACCACCTACGTTGAGGTAATCAAGCGACAGGCAGAGAAGGTGAGGCATAGGTGACCATTGGAGCTGAGCCACCAGTCATCACCACAGCGCAAGTGCTTGGTGTCAAAGAGGCAATGTCTACCTTGCAGAAGCTTGAGCCAGCGCTGAAGCGTGCAGCCATGAAAGACATCAAGCTTGCAGCTGAGCCGTTGCGTGCAGCTGTTGCTATCGCTCTGCCCGCCACAGCTCCCTTGTCAGGCATGGATCACAGAGGGCGCACTGGCTGGCTAGCTTCAGGCGCGCGCACTGTCGGCACCAAGTATGGAGGGAGAGCGCGCACCAGTGGCACAGTCAAGACGTGGCCCTTGGTCAGCATCTTGGTCAAGGGCGTGGGTGGCTCAATCTATGACATGGCAGGGCGTGCATCTTCAGGAGCGACAGCGCAAGGCAGCGCGCTCATTGCCGGTCTTACGGCAGAGGGTGGCATGGCATCACGTGCGGCATGGCCAGCGGCAGAGGCGCGCATGATGACGATTCAGTCAGCGGTGATGAAAGCGTGTGAGAGCGCAGCTGACACAGCCAACATGAGTCTTGCGAGGCGGTGAGTCATGGCCATTGTCATTCCGATTCTCACTGAGTATTCAGCCAAAGGTCTTGACGCTGCCACCGCTGACATTCAGAAAGCTGAAGGTGGGTGGGGCAAAGCTGGTGCAGCGATTGAGAAAGCAACGCTGCCAGCTGGCATAGCTCTTGCAGGTCTCGGCGCCATTGCAATGAAAGGCATTGGTGCAGCTGAAGAGGCAGCCGCTGCCAACGCAAAGCTCAGCCAGGTCTTTGAGTCAATGGGTCTGTCACGCAACACACAAGAGGCGCTTGACTATGCAGACGCACTGAGCAAACAGATTGGTGTGGACGATGAGATTATCAAGGGCGCACAGACCAAGCTTGCAACCTTCAGTGAGGTAAGCAAGAGCACTGAGCGCATGGCGCGTGTGACCGCACTGTCAGCTGACCTAAGTGCGGCGGGCTTTGGCTCAATGGACAGCGCAGCTGTGATGATGGGCAAAGCGCTGCAAGACCCTGTGAAGGGAATGACCGCGCTGTCGCGCGTTGGTGTCACACTCACCAAGCAACAGCAAGAGCAGATCACCGCGTTTGCTGAGAACGGTGAAGCTGCCAAAGCTCAAGCGGTCATCATGGGTGCTGTTGAGAAACAGGTTGGCGGTGTTGCTGAAGCAAGCGCGACAGGCTCAGCAAAGATGAGCGTTGCGTTTGGTGAGATAACAGAGGCAATCGGCGCAGCGTTGCTGCCTGCCTTTGAGAAGCTGATGCCTATTGTCATGGCGTTTGCCACATGGGCTCAAGAGAATGCTGGACTACTCACCGCGCTTGGTGCTGTCGTCGCTGGTCTTGCAGCTGGCATCATTGCGCTGTCACTTGCGCTCAAGACATTGGCCATCATCAAAGAGGTCATTGCGCTCATCAAGCTGATGAACCTTGCGTTTCTCTCAAGCCCTTGGTTCTGGGTCATTGCAGCTGTGGTGTTGCTAGCGGTCATCATCTGGAAAAACTGGGACAAGATTAAAGAGTGGACTAGCAAGCTCTTCAGCTGGCTCAATAGTTTCATCAGGGCAACGTGGGACGCCATCAAGCGCGCAACAGCTGCGGTGATGGACTGGCTAGGTGACGCCATCAGCAAGGCGTGGGCGTTTGTCAAGTGGGTCTTTCTGCACACCAACCCCATTGGCATCATCATCAACTATTGGGACGACATCAAGCGTGCAACACAAGCGGTGTGGGCGTGGGTGCAAGACCGCATTAAAGATGCGTGGGCCTTCATTAAAAACGTCTGGCACGTCACGCCATTGGGTCTCTTCATTGACCACCTTGATGAGCTGCAAGATGCGGTGCAGCGTGTCTTTGAGTGGGTGGTTGGTAAAGCTGAGTGGCTGTGGGACAAGCTCAGTGGAATCTTTGACACCATTGGGTCTGGCTTTGACAAGGTGAAGGGTGTTGCTGACGCCATCAATCCCTTTGCGTCAGGCACGTCAGCTGGCGGTGCAGCTGCGTCAGTCATTCCCATTGGGCGCGCGCTATCGCTTGACGGTGCAGGAGTGCGCACGTTGAGCAACGGGCTTGACGGTGTGAACACTTACGCCACCACACGCAGAGGCGGTGGCAACGCACCAGTCATCAACATCTTTGGAGCTGTTGACCCTGAGGGCACAGCGCGACAGGTGAAGCGCTTGCTTGAGGGTGCTGACGTAAGACAGGGCAGAGCGCCTGGCCAAGCATCGGCGGTGGCGTGGTGAGTGACCTGC